ACTTCATCAGCGCCTTCTAGATCGCCTTCTTCATCTGAAGCGCCTTCTTGGTTACCCATTGCCATCGATATAGCGTTTTGGATTATATCCGTTAGCATATCAACTGTGAGTTTGGTAACCTTTTCGTCGCCTGTAGCAGATTCTTCTGGCATTTCTTCTGTTTCTTCAGTTTCTACTTCTTCTTCTTCGCTTTCTTCCTCTTCTTCAGCTTCCATGTAAGGTTTTCCGCCCTGTGTACCTGGAATGTCTTTTGAACCTGCACCATATGCAGTGTCTTTTCTGCTAGTAGATAATGGACTGTCTTCTTTTTCATCTGACATCGGTCCAGTGTAGCCGTGTCCTTCGCCTTCTTCTAATTCAAGTTCAGCGAGGATTTCTTCTAGAGTTGCTTCGTTAACATCATCAGTTTCTGCATCACTTATCTCTGCCGCTGCATCTACCATTTGGTTTTCATCTTCTTCAAGATTTTCCATTTCAGACAGCTTTAGACGAAACATCTCTTGAATCTTAGGAGCGAAAGCTTCTTCGATGACTTGTTTTGCATTTGCCATTGAAATCGCTTTCAATTTTTTAGCATCAGCAATAGCTTGTTCAAATAGGTCTTTGTTTGCCATTTTCGTAAATAAATTTGGTTCTGGGATTGCTTATTAGGGTGGGAAGCAATATAGTGGAGTTATGTTTCCGGATACCGTATTGGGACGGTATATATTCATAAATAGGCTCGTCTATACTAAAACAGCTCCTTTATCTAAAAAAAATCCCAAGCTTACGGGCCTGGGTGTGTTTTTGCATTGGTCTAAAATGCTCAACGGAGTGTTCCTAAAGGTAGCACACTTATATTGATATTACATCATCAAGGACTTAATAGCTGGATATGCATTAACTATTGTCTCATCTCCCTTAGCTAGCGTCTTTAATGCTGATAGAGCTCCTTTAAACCATTCGGCATGGTTTAGCTTGTCGATAGCTTGGGAGCCATATCCTGCAGCCATACTGCCTATTACGATAGCATAGATACCCTTGGTTACGAGGTCTAGTGTTTTAGGTTCCTTAACAAACAGGCTAAGTACTCGTCTGATAGGCGCTTGAAAGGCCTTTTCGTTATCATGAGCCCAGTGGTGGATTTTTTCGGCAAGATCTTCACCTTTTTTCCATTTCAATAGCTTGAATAGCTTTGCTGAGTATTTTGAAATGAATCCTATAACAGCGTTAGATGTCATAATAGCGGCAATAGCGCTAGTGATGACTGCTTCATCGAGCTGTTTTGGATCTTTTGATTTTAACTCTTTTTCTATAGCTCCTGCAATTGCACTACTGGCAGCCATTAACTCAGCATCAAATGCTTCTTCATCTGGAGTATTTACGTCTTCTACAGCTTCGTTATACTCACTCTCTGTTAGGAGTCCAGCTAGGCGCTGCATTCTTATTACTTCGTTAATAGGTTGTTTCATTCGGAATTTATCTTAGGCAACAGATCCCTGTTTGTGTACAAATTATTTCAGATATCAATTGATTTGCTCTTGTGTATTTGCTAGCTTGTTGTTGAGGTTGGTAGCTTTCGTTAAGCCCGCCTACCGGCTGTACAAATGCACCGAATGTTGATGGCGTTGAAACGAAATCCCAGCATATTAACTCTAGATCGTCTTCTACTTGAACTAATTCTTCACTCAACGGTCTAACAGATCCCATTGCTCTAGAAGATATCCCTACATTAATACCATTCATGAACAGCTGCTTGAGTATGTTTCCAGATGGAGTTGGTAGGACTTCGAATTCGCCATAAAGTTCATTACCGTTCCACCAGAGCTTTGTAATGTTATGACAAACATTTTTAAGATTAATAACACCGGTTTCGGGGTGATCCAGCTCACCAAGAGCTCTTTTTTCGGCAATAGGTCCTTTAGCGTATTTTTCAACCTCTGTCCTTAGTGACTCTCCGTAGACTCTTTTATTAGCATTCGGTCTGCCTATACACTGGATCAATCCGGAGACGATTAGGTTCTTGGTGGGATCGAACCTAACTTCTTGTAGCTGTTGAGGGAGCGGTTTGAAGGGTAGGTATTCTATTAAGACTTGTTTGTTCATTAAACGTCTTTTTTAGTTCCAGTCTTAGTATCGACTACTGTGATTTGATCGCCGGTTTGTTTCTCTAGATCTAGTGCTTTTTTGATGACATCTTGCGGATTTTTTCCGGATACTACAGTCGCTCCTGTAACTGTCTGGCCTACTGCTCCCTCTTTCATACCTACTTCTTTTAAAGCCTTTTTTACCTCTGCCATGATGTATTCTTCGAGCTTCTTAAGCTTTCCTAACGTTTCAGGATCGATTATCGGATCAGTAACACTCTTAGGACGATCTCTACTAATTTGGCCAGGTCTAAATGGTTTACCTGCTTTGGCGCCAGTTTGATTTGGTTGCTTTAATATCTTTGGATCTATATATCCCATCGTGCCCTTTTCGTAATTTGAGTCTGCTTCTTGCATTAATTCAACACCCTTTGGAAGCTTTCCATTAGACTTCATAATCTTAATACCGCCCATTGACCTCTTACTTGGCTTCATCTCCTTGACACCATCGGGTGATTTAGAACCTTTTTCTTTTTTACCAAGATTGGTCTGTGTATTTGATTTATCAGCAGTGAAGCCTTTTATCTTAGTACTTCCATCTGGACCTACTTTCATCTCTTTTGGCTTTTGAAGCATGTTTGTTCTCTTTTCAGTCGTCATAGAGATCTTATTGGTGTAGTAGGCTGGATCTTCTTGAAGATTTTTTAATGCTTTTTTAGTAGCTTTAGCTAAAGTATCGGGGTTAAAATGATCTGTAAATGTATTTGGCGTTGGAAGGTATTGCATACCCATTTCCATCGTAATACCTTTTCTAAGCTCGTAAGGATTTACTCTGTCAATTTCGTTAAAGATGCTATATAGATCTTTGCCGGTTACTTTCTTATAGCTTCCTTCAGATTTTTCTGCAGCTTCTTTTAGCGATTTTTTACCTTTAGGCTCTTCATCTGATTCAAAAGCTGTCGGGAATTGCTTCTTTGCATTTGCTTCAATCTCTTTTACTGCCTCGCCTACTGTCTTGAATTTGCTGATATCTATTTTTCTAAAAACTTTTAGAGCAGCTTCTAGCTGTTTGCCATCGTGCTTGCTCTCAAGCTTTGCTTTAACTTCTTTTTCACTAATTTCTTCTTTAGTATCTGGCTTGTGCTTTTTACTTGATTTAGCTTCGGGTATAAAGTCCTGTTCAGCACCTTTTTCCATCTTATCTTTAACTATAGCTAATTCAAGTTTTAAAGCTGTTATAAATTCAGATGGCCAGTCAGGATCATTTACTGCTCCAGTAATTTCTCGATTAGAAATACCAGCTTTCTCCATCATGTCAGCAACAATTTGAAGTGCTTCATCATCACTTGTAATCGATGGATTAGCTTGTGCAACTATCTCAGCTGCTTTTTCTGCGTTTAGTAAGCTACGATCGATTCCTTCATTATACCGGCTCAATATAGCTTCTTTTAAGATTCTCTTATTCTTAAGAATCTTTATAGCATCTTCAAAATTATTAGTTGCGGTAATGTAGTCAGGGAATGTCCTGCGTACATTAGTCATAAAATTCGCCTTGGATATTTTGCCTTCAAGGAGGTCGCGGTATTGTGCGGTTATGTTTCTCATAATAATAAATATATTATTTTCCTTGACCGCGATAGTTTTTTTCTTTGCGGTCGTGTCTATTTTTTGATTTAGATGCTTTACCTCCTTTTCTTGTTCCGAAGGTTGTTTTATTTGTACCTGATACTGTTTTTGCCATTATTAAAATTTTTTAAGGTCTTCCTATATAGTCGCTTATTAATGTGTGTATATACCTTACAACGTCACCTTCATCAAACCCTTCGGTCTCTAATTCATTTTTAATTTCATCAAGCTCGTCAAGTATAGTTTGTAGGCGCCTTCTATCTACTAATCCGTCCATTCTTTCTATAGCTTGAGCTGATAAAGTCTTACCTCCTGCACGGCGTTGACCATAATCTGATACAGGTCCTTCACTTGCTTCTTTTTGAAAGTAAGGCCCTATTTTATTTTCACTTACAAATTTTACGTAGTTAAAATTATCTGCCATGTTATTTTAGTTTTTTAGCTTGTATGTATGTATGCTTTATCATCTCCATTATGGATTCAAGAGCTCTTTCAGTGTGTGTGTTGTACTGCACACTATCATCTCCTTCGCTAATCTCTGCCCTTAATCTACCGGTATACTCTACTAGCCTATCTACCTCTATTAGCTTTTTCTTAATCTCTTTTATAGCTTTGTGTAACTGTTCTGGAGCTTCTCTTTTTGAAGTCTGATTGCGAAAGCGGGCATAGTTTTCGTTTAAGTCAACGGGAGATAGCTTGTCTATTATTGTGTTTATTTGCTCATCATAGGGATCTGCAGCTATAATAAAATTTAATATTTGTTCTTTAATCCTATCATAAAGCTCTCTATTTTTTTCCCTAATAGCCTCTAACTTCTCTTGCGTTGTTTTTAGCATAGATTCATCTAAAGGCTTTTCAGCTTCACCTTGACTACTTAGTATGGTGTCAGATATTGTTTTAAAATTTACTACAGCACCTGTACTATTCTGTTTTATAGGTCCGCTGTATCCTAAGTGGTCTTTAAGATATTTCCCGAGACTATCGCTAAAATGTAAGACAGGTAATTGCTTACCTAATTTTTTCTCTAGGAATACTATAAATTTTAAAATTGCAATCCGATTTTCATAAGCAGTCATTACTGAATATGATTTATCTTTATGAGCTTGATCTAATGACCCTTGTACACGAGTTAATTCTTTAGTGTTAGTTTCGATTTTAGATCTATCATATGGCTCTTCCTGGAATAACTGCTTATAGTCTATCATTTTAGACTTACGGTTAGGTATATGAGGGGCGGGAGTGTAGTCCTTTTGTTCAGTACTTACCTCCGGCTCAATCTTAATGTTCGGGTCTTTAGGATTTATTCGCGTAGATGTTCCGTTTACGGTAAAAACAGCCATATCATCCTTGTAGGCTACGAAATCGCCAGTAACAGTAGTTTTCTTACCATCTTTATTAGTTGTTATACGGTAGGGTATTCCTCTGACATAACTATCTTCTTTAAGTGGCTTTTTAAAAGCTCTTGGAGTAGCTATTGGCGGATTTGATCCTTGGCTCGGGCCTGCTCCAGTGCCTGTGGTAGTCATCTCCTTTATCTTATCAGCAATCATTTCTTTGATTTTCTTCATCACTTACCGGCTTTAAGTTCTTTAACTAATTCGTAGTACTGCATTAAGGATAGTAGGTGATCGTCTTTTATAGCCTGGCGCTCGGTGAGAGGCTTTATTAGGCTAATAACTTCTTTTAGTTTTATTTTGACTACCTTGTCTTCTACTTTTTGCAACTGCTCTGCAAGCTCTTTGCGAACTTGGCTGATCTTAGCGTTTAAGTACTCTTTAAGCTGTTTGGTATCTGATACGTTATTGATGTACTCTTTAAGTATCTCTTTTTGATCCTCGCTTAAGTCTGCATAAGCTTCATTATATTTTTCAACAATCAGCTTATAGGCTAATATTCTGATATCTTTATCTTCTCTGACAAACTCTTCAGCTGCTTTCTTTTCTACCATACCCCTATCTATAGGTTCTTTTGTGATCTGTTCTAAAAGAGTTAGTCTATTACTGATAAGGTTATTTGCATCTACTGGATTCTTTAACCTAGCAGCTTCAAATAGGGTGTATATCGCGGCAGATACTTTATAATTACTTATCTTAGCCTTAAAGAAGTTTTCGACATCGTAATGTCTTTTGATCTCTTTTATTAGAGCGTACTTTTCTTTATTCAGTAGATCAGTATCAAGCTTTTTGCTCTCCTGGATTACAGTATTGATAAGGCTCTCAGCTTTAGCTTCTGTAGTTACTGGTGCTTTTAGTATAGCGTTGTAGAGGTTGTATTCTCTTAGAAGTTCAGTATCGCTAGAAAAGTATCTTTTTACTATCTTAACTGCTTTCGAATCTTGATTGCTTATCATATCAGAAGTCACTTGCCTGATAAGTAATTCAAATAAGATTCCAGTATTTTTGAATTTACTGTGCTTTTTTATAGTGCTCATATGTTTTTTAGTATGATACTACTTATAAATAGTACGGATTAGTCAATATCCTTTAGAATCCCGTCCTCATCTAGTAGATTTGGCTCTTCAAATAAGGTTACTTTACGGTTACTTGCTATCTGGCCTAGGGAATTCTTTATGTTATTATAGACTGCTCTAGTCTGAGATGATTCTAAGGCTAAAGGAGAGTTTCCTTGGTAGGTAGATCTCAGTGTACCGCTCTCTCCACTAGCTGGTTTAGCTTTCATATCGTATGTTCCAAGCCTATCTCTACCTAAAGGATCTTTAGGTGTACCGATAAAGGAGTTCTTAGCTTGAGGTCTACCAGGCACTCTTACAGGCTCTGTAGGATTCTTTTCGTTATAACCTACCGGCACTTCAGCAGCAGCGGTATAGTTAGCGTTTCCGCCATATAGACTAGCGATTTGGTGAGGGGTACCGTAGGCTTGTCCAGATTCTAATGGATCATTCCCCTCAGATTCAATCTGATCATATCTAAACTTACGCTTCTTATCTTCTAGAATTTGTGCTTTAACATCATCGAGTTGATCCTCACTCAATTGGAAGATTCTGTCATAGATCCAATCAGTTGGGAAGAGATTTGTTTCCATCATCTGTCCTGCTAGATCTACCTTCTCTTTCATTAAAGCTATCCTTTCTTGATCGTATATAATAGACGGAGTAGTTAGATTTAATTCGAAGTTAACTAGCGATTCGTCTTGATATCCCTGTGTATAAAGGTGGACAAGCGCTATTTTTGTCAATTCGGATAATACTATACGTTGAATACGTTCGATGGTTCTTGCAAAGCGAATGTCTTCTGCTGCAAGGGTAGCCTTACCGGTGAGGTCTTTCTCATAACCCATGAAGGCTTTTGGTATTTTCAGTGCAGCAAACAGCTTATCTCTTAGGTATCCAACATCTTCAATACCGTTATACTGTAAGCCAGGAACGTTTTCAATTCTGGTTGCTGTATCGTTACCTCTTACTGGGATGAAATAATCTTCCAGCAGGTTTTGCATGTTGTATTTTAGGTTATACTGCCCGGTTTGTGGATCTACATAGGGAATCTTTTTCATCTTAGAAATCATTCTCTGCATGTAAGTCTCAACTTCGTTTGGCGGAATTGCACCAACATTTACGAAGTAAGCTCTCTTATCCGGAGCACGTACAATACGGTGAATCATCATCGCATCTTCCATCAGAACCATTTGCTTGAAGATCTTCCTACCTGGCTCTAAGTATGAACGTCCATAGGGAAGGTAGTTAACATCTCCTAGTAAACGAAAGTGAGCCATCTCATAGTTCTCAAAGTACATTTCGTCAGCAGATGACCCTAATAAGTTAGCGTACGTGCTTACATAGCCGCTAGCTCCTGAAGCTACAGCGGTGGGGTCGTACCTAAATTTTACATAACTTGGGTTTCTTAAATCAGTTCCTTCTTGTCTTACTATAGTATAGGAGGAGAACGGAATAACGTTGTATATTCCTACTTTCTCAGCAATTTCTAGCTTTAAATAGAAATCTCCGAATTTGGTCATATTTCTGATCCAGGACCATAAATTGAATTCGATATTCAAGACATCGTAGAAAAGGTTATAGAGTATCTTCTGTATGTTTTCATCAGAAGATCTTATCTGCAACACCTCTCCTGCTTCATTCTTAAGAGTACATTCATCAGAAATAATATCTAAGGCAGAAGCGATGATAGCGTCTGTATCCATAGCTTCATAATCAGCATAGAGCTGAATGCGCATGGACTGATAGTTCTGAGTTGTATTAAGGTTGTAGGCGTAGGAGTTAGATGTAGTGTAGACTCTATTGAACCTGTCTATAAGAGCGTTAGTTTGCAGTACACCGGCAGTTTGGATCCGATCGACATCCATAACTTTTACCTGATTCCCACCAACGTTTCTAATAATTACATCGGTTGAAAACAGTCTTTTAAGATTGCTAAACAGCCCGCTCTTTTCGTAAATAGTATTATCTGCCATTGTTAATAAATATTATATTGTTATAGTAACCATTTTATGTCTTCTTTCTGTCCGTACTGATTATCCATCTGCCAGGGTACTACTCCACCATTCATAACGCTGGGTTGGTATATTTGATAGCCCTGGTTAGATTTACCCATACCGCTTAAAGCAGCTCGGGAGAGATCCTGTCCTGCTTGTTGAAATCTTAGAGTTGTATCTCGTAAGAAGAGCCCTGTAGCCCAGGACATTACCAAGTCATCGTTATAGTTATCTTGAGCTTGTGGTTTACCGTTTTTCCAAACAAATGTCCTTAGTTCTTCAAGTAATCTCTTAGACTGTATTGTACAGGAGCGCTCTTGCATATACGATACCATTTTTGAAATTACTAAGGGTCTTGTTCTGTTACTCATAGTAAATCCCGGTACCATATTATCACCATTACTGTATCTTGATGCATAGGTTTCTGCATCTGCCATTAAATCTGTCTTGGGTGAGTAGTAGAGGTTTTTATAGTCTCTTTCAATAGCTGTCTGTACGACATCCCACCCTATACTAGCGTTTTCAATTACTAGTAGGGCGTCGTTATATTCTGCAGCAATACCTACAAGCATGTTACCATAATCTCTTGTTCCCATCTGACCTTTATACTCTCCTACTTGCTTGGCTAATTCAATATCCACTATATGAAATGCAGAATAATCTCGACCATCTCCTCTAGCTACGTCTGCTACAACAGCGTAAGTTCTACTGTAATCTGGTGTTTCCCATATCCATATGTTATTATCAAGCCCACGTCTATGCATGGGTTCTTGGATAGAGGTAGCTTCATACCAATTCATGGTATCTGGCTCTAAGACAGTAGCACCTGAGGTGGTAAAATCGCAATCACATTCCTGAGCTGCTTCTCTTACCCCCAGTGTTTTATCTTGTTCATCCCTCCATGCTTGGTTTCTTTCCGGGTGTACGGTCCAGGGTAGCGATATGGGTATAAATTTATTTTCACCAATTTGAGCACGTGTATAGGTTTTGTGGAACCAATTACCTGTACCGTTCGGTGTAGATACAGCAAAGCATTGTCCGCCTGTTGCTAGGGTTTGTTGTGCCGCTGTGAAGATGGTATCGATATTATCAATGAACGCAGCCTCATCTAGTATTAGCAGCGATACTGCCTCTGAACGACCGGCATCTGAAGAAGCTGCTACAGCCTTTACTTGTGATCCATTTGCTAGCCTTAAGCTAAGCCTGTTGTCTTCTACTGCTTTTACCTTTAGCCAAGTAGGTAGCTGATCGTAAGCAAATCTTATCTTAGTTACCATGTTTTTGGCTGTCTCTTGCTTGGTGGCAATTACAAGGATATTTTTATCTTTACTAAACAACATCAACCATAGTGCATAGGCAGATACGAGGGTAGATATACCTAACTGTCTGGATTTATTAATGATAAGATACTCACCTTTTTGCTGTAAATTTAAGACTTTTTCTTGGAAAGGATATAGGTTGAACTGTATGCGTCCGCGTTGGGGGTGTTGGATCCAGTAGTACTTTTTCATAAAATATACCGGGTCTTTGGCACATCTTACGAATTCCTGCTTTATTATTTCCTTTATGTTCTGCTGCTCGGGCAAGTCTCTTTTATATAAATATATGGAAAATAAATAAAAAACCCAGCCTTTATTTAGACTGGGCTATATATACTGCCTTGAAAAATTACTTAGTTAACCCAAGGTATGCTACGACTCCTATAATTGCTCCGGCTAATATCTTGGTGAACGTTAATTTAGCTTTAAGTTTTTTATTTTGCTTTTGCAAATCTTTAGTTACATTCTCCCAAACTTCGGCTTTTTGTTTTTCTGCTTCAACCTCACTCTTGCAAGTCTCTACCTTAGATCCTAGAACTGCAACCATAGCTTCCTTAATATCTAGCTTAGCTTCTGTTAATACTAGTTGCTCTTTAGTTGCCTCCAGTATTGCCTTAGTGCTATCGCAAATAACTAAATCTTTAACTATCCGTTTAGCTATGCGAGTAGGTACTTTTGTTGTATCCTGAGCTTGAGATAGTATCGGGAGTAGTATTGCTAAGGATATTATTAATTTTTTCATCGTAAAATATTTATTAAATATAGTTGGTCGCCTGAAAGCTATTACCTATCTTTATGGCGAATTAAAAAACTTAATTATGAAAAAGCTAATCATCTTCTCCGCTCTTATTCTTACTAGCCTTGCTGCTTTTACTCAAGCTCCTAAGAAATCTAAAAAGAAAGCTAATCCTAGGAACTATAACGGCTGCATTACTTCTATGGATAGTTCTCTCCGGAAAGCAAGTTGGATAACTATTGATAGTATGAGAGTTCGCGGCTATATTAAAGACTAATTATTTCGCTAATTCCCTAGATGTAATATCGCCGCCTGGCTTCCCTACTTCATACTTCTGAAATGCATCCATCATATTCTTAGTCAGCTCATTAGTCGTGCCTACAGTCTTGTTAAAGACATCAGAAGGTATCTTATAGTCCTTAGTATACACCCCCTTTTCATTTATATTACCCGTCGTAGGAGTATCTGGCTTCAGTATACGCAGTAACACGTCTTGTTGGCTAGTAGCTAATCCTCCGCCTTTGGTGCTATCTGTGCTCTTACGTGAAGGATAAAAAGCCATTGCATAAGCTTTATCGTTCATACGCATAATTTCGCCTTCGTGTGCATATGCTGCGTATGGATCGTACTTAGCTGTTTTAGTTTCTGCAGAAACCTTAAGCTTTACAAATTGATCTTTGGTGTATTTTGCATCATCTTTATTATCGACACCTTGGGTAAACTTCTCTTTTCCTATTTGAACAGGCGTGACGGTTACGT